TGGAGAGAGATAGGAAAATGAACAATGACTATATCAGGAGAAACCTATGAACCTACCGTCTAACTTGGCCCATGCCATTGAGAACGCCCATTACATGGGTCAAAGCATTCAAGCCGTTGTCGCTGAGTATGAACAGGCCAATGACACAAAGATTGATCCTTTGGCCGTGGCCCAGTTTATGCAGACTCTTCCTCCTGTTTGTAGGAGTTGCTCAATATGATCTATCTGATGGTATACTATGGACTGAGCGTAGTCCTATTACTTTTGGCTATATTGGAGGTAAGGCATGATCTATAATGAATCAATAAAAGCCCTGAATCAGAAGGTCTTTAAAATGCGTGAGGAGAAAAAAGAACTATCTCGCCGCCTTTGAAGAATATGAGATCGAGGTTGTCGCTGTTATGACGCAGGTTCAGGTGATGCGAAGACGGATGGACAGAATAAGAGATTATCTAGCCACCGACAACCCGACGATTGAAGGAGTCAAAAAGCTAATATGACGCCAAGACCGAAGGGTGGGAGTCCATGGATCGTGCCACCGAATGAAGCCCGTGTGGCCTATGTCAGCACAGAGAATGGCCCATCATTGTTGTGCAATCATTTTTGTGTAGATGACCTTCGGCCAGATCAGATTGTCAGAATTCCTTATACGCCATCGACGCGAAAGTAGAGACGTTACTGACCCCGCTAAGCGGAGTAGCGCAAAGGACATACTCGTCCATAGTATTATTCAGAGTTCCGCCCATATAGGCGAGAAAATTTCCCTCTAAAAGATTAGTCGGAAGGATTGAATTTTGAGTCAGGAAACCACTGGACATGATTGATCCAGTTGAAGTCACCGTTATTGTGCCATTTCCAACCGCAGACCGGACTGAGCTGTTAGGTACATCTGAATATGTCAAAGGTGCGCTGAGTGTTGGGTTTACTTGCAACGTATATAATAGTTGGTCATTGTTAGTCGTGACAAAGATATTGAAATCACTGACCATTGAAGCCACGCACCGAAAAGCAGATTGTTTACTGAGTGCCAAAACTGGATACGTAGTTCCTGACGAAGAAAGAGTGATCCCTGTTGTCCCAGTGTTTACCGACCGAACTATTCCATCTTCGTCAAAAGAACCTTCAGTTGCAATCTGTGAGCATATATAGCGGAAGTTTCCAGAACCTGTTGAAGACCTTATCTCATACCTCATAGGCTGGCAAGGGTAGAGCATAAAAACATCTTGTGCCGTTCCTGAATAATTGAATTGATGAGCGAGGACGAAGCCTGATTGAGTCTTTACCCAGAATCGCATCACGGCCCCACCTAGCCATAGGAAGTCGAATATGCAAACAGTGAAGTTGTCCCAATTTGAAAGGGTCTGATACTCACCGAGATTTGAATAGCCACTCCATGAAGTGATTGGTACGTTGAGCGTGCTGGTGCCATTCCTCGCCATCCTAAGCCTGATGGTTGTCCCGTCATTCTCACACCACATTCCGTCAAAAACAGTGTTAAAAGGGGAGGTGGCTGAGCTTGAAAAGTAACCGAACCTTTTTTCTACTCCTGCTTCTGGCGCATAATTGTCGAAAGTACATTCAACTGTTTGAGATTTTCCAGAAAAATAAGGATAGAATCGCTTGCTCTGGAATATGGACCACTGCCCAGCTGTAACACTCATGTTATTCTTGGCGTTGGCGATAGTTTGAGTTCCTGTCCCAGAGCTCTCGAATATCAATGATGTGTGACCATTGACAACTTTACCGTCCATTAGTGTCGTGAGTTGAGAGATCCTTTGCCTTCCTCCTGCGTCTATTCCTATTTGGTCATATGCTGACCTGACAATTCTCGGTTGTTCGACGGCTATTGATGCGCGGGTGGCAGCATGCTCCGCTGTTTCATTTTGACGATTCGTCAAAGCCTCATCATTTACTTCTGTCTTGACCGCCTGAACTGATGTATTTAGTGTTGATAGTGATGTTGTCTGTAAGTCAAGTTCTGCGTTGACAGCAACAAGTTGTGTATTGTTGGCCTCGACGTCCGACTCAATACTTGTCAGACTCGACTCGATAATATCAAGCTTTGCTTGAGTCTTATTCCCCTCATCCGTGATAGTGGCCCTTGTGGCTGTGTGCTCGGCTGTGTTGTTTGCCTCGATCTCCTCACCGACTGATTCAATAGTTGCCCTGGTTGCCGTCCCTTGTGCTGAAATATTAAGGTCAATGCTTTCGACATCGGATTCTATCGATGTGAGTTGCAATGTCTGAGCGTCAAGCTCTGAATTTATTCCCTGAAGTTCTGAATTCGTCGTCGTTAGCTTGGCATCGATGCTTCCAGTATCTTCGTCTATAGTCGTTAGGAGGGCGTTTCTTGCAGTGGCCTTGTCGTCTAGTGATGCAGTGCTTAGGCGTATCGCACCAGTATCTTCGTCTATAGTCGTAAGCAGAATAGATTGAGCGTCAAGCTCTGTGTTGACGTCCTTCAGTTCAAGGATGACGTCACCAAGCTGTTGCCTGTTTGGGGAAACGAGGAGATTAGGGCCGAGAAGCATTAGCTCTGATATTTCTTTAAGTGTGATGTGTCGTTCTTTTCAGTTGACTCACCGTTCCTGATAGCCTCTTGAGCAACAGCTTTGAGCTTGCTTCTTGCCCCCATGGCAAGCATCCCTATTGGACCACCTACTCCCATCGCCCCAAGTGCCATAGAAAGCAATCCAGACCAGTCAAATGGCGGGTCTGGGGCCTTAGAAAACTCCCTCGTTGATAGTTCCTCGCTGACCTCTTTCGCGTGCATTATCTTCCCTGCTGTAGTGTAGGCCCTTTCTAGCATAGATGTGTCATCTCTCGCCTTCGCCAAGTAAATGATCTCGCTGTTCATGTCCTTTGAAATCTCAACGATTCTTGACTGGTTTTTAATGACGTCTTTGGCTAGATCCTCAACTTCGCCCATTCCTTTATTGAAAGTCTTTGTGCTGGTGACTCCTACCATCTCCCAAGATGCTTGGCACCCGCAAAGAAGGAGCAGAAATGAGATGATGAGAAAATTCTGTATCATAGCAATTTCAGTCCAATTGACAGGGCCCCACCAGCAACGAAAGAGCCGACTACCCAAATAACTTTCCCTAGCGAGATTGCCCCACTAGCCTGTTCCCTGCTTGCTTCCAGCTTTCTGATTGCGTCCCGAGTCTCGACCTTAAATTTGTCGTTGTGGACATGATATACGCGCATTTCGTCTTTTGCGTTTCTCACCGATTCCTGCTGAACCGCCACTTGTTTCTGGACTTCAGCGATGGCCTCAAAAATCTGTTTGTCTCGGTCGTGGATTACGTTGGTTAATTGTGCAAGCAATTTCTCTGAATTCGTCTCTAGGGATTCCTTGAACCACGATTTCATATCGCAGTCACGTTTTTCAATGAGCTGATGGATCTGAGAATCGTCCATTAGATGCACTCTCCAATAATGTAGGCAGACACATCATTAGCAGAAGGAGCAACAGGAACACTGGCACTATACATCTTTATGGTGATGTCTTGATCTGTCACACTTGGCGGTCCTTCCGCGACAACAGTAACACTCATAGTGTCATTGCCTGTAATGTATGTAGAGTTAGTTACTGGTGAACATATTGAAAAATTAGCTGTGTCATTAATTGCATCTACATCAATTTTGTTTACCTGTCCTAATGACCAATAGCTTATGCCATTCAATGTACCAGTGAATACAATCTTCACCCATTTCCATTTTTTCCCAGCTGGTAACACAAGCGTGCCCTCTGCGATGATAACATTGGTTCCGCTGTTTGTTGTAGCGCAATTATTCACGGCTACCTTAGTTGGATATCCAACTATTGACTTCAGTCCGTTCAGAATATCGCTTGCCCCAACCTTATCTGGATCTCCTGATGGAGTAATTCCAGAACCAGACAAGACCGCTTGAAAGAAACCGGCAAGATCAGAAGCAATATCCTCATCCCAAGGAGTCCCTGTGTTGTCACCTGGCGTCGTGACATTCTGAGGCTTGCCGTAAGGGTAGCCTGTCGGGTCACTCGTAGTGTCGATTTTACCGGAGTATGTCGTAGATAAGTCTAGAGCCATGGTATCAAGTATATGTGATGTAAAAAGCAAGCCACTGTTGAGCCGGAGCTATCTTGCGGCATAGGAATTCAAACTCTTCCCTCCTGTCTGCGTCAACATTCGCGTTTGTTCCGAATGTGGCGCCTCCGATATAAAGGAAATAAGGCCATAGGGATGTATCAACTGGTGCCGCTGGATAAGAAGTCAGAACGGTGAACCCAGTAGTGTTTCCACATTGCATGTCAGGTTCACCACATTGGGCGATTGTCTCACCGCATCCAGTCGCCTCATATGGTTCTGTGACAACTTCAGGAGCTGGCCCCATGACAAATCCAGCTGAACCAGGATCACGGGCCACATAAGGAGGACCAGAAGACCACCACTCATGCACATAAACGCTGAATCCTGCGTTTTGAAGAGCCTCTTGGATGTAAGAGGGCGATTGCCCACCAACCGCCTTCCATGCCCCGTCTAAACGGTCCCTGCGTTGTTGTGTGGTCAATGGCGTCGGAGACCATAGTGCCCACTGCTCTTCCCAAGCGTCGAGCTCTCGCGTTAGCTGTGGATCGATGTCCTGCCATACTTGGTCTACAAAAGTCTTTATCGAGTCATGTTGAGTGGCAAGGCCGACAAAAAAACGCCTGAGGTTCTTCTCGGCCGTTATCAAAAACGCCTTCCCGCGCGGGAGTAGGTGCTGAAATAACTTGATGCTCATTAGCTATAGGACAGGGTAGCCAATTTTGCTTTCTCGCCATTGCCCAAGGTGTCTACTTCTGTGACGACTGCACTTTTCGTCAGGATAGCCTCAGAAAATACACCGCCGGCAGCTGAGACCACATTGAAAACGATCCCTCCTACGGCTGTTTTCGTGATGAGGTTCTTTTTTTCGATGCTTAAGCCAACAATGTAAGGCTCCCGATCAAGAAAGAACGCTGTTAGCTCTGCTAAAATATCTGCCTTAACGGCTGTTTCATTATCCACGATCAGCCCCTGAACCTCAACCTCGTAGCTTGTGCGAGTTATGGCCGCAACATTCACTGCTGCATTTGCTGGGCGTCTGGTTGCAAGTCCAGAATCATCAAGATCTATCGCATCTGCAACTGCTGTGAGTTGTGCACTTGTCGGGATTCCGTCAACTTCGGTAGATGACTCGACATAGACATCAACTTCCCCCGTGTTTGCACCTGTGTATGGGTAAATATTTTCTATCCCTGCTACTTCTTCGCCCCAAAGCTCGTAATCAGAAAGGGCTCCACCTTGTGGCCTCTTCTGGAAGCGATCAAGAACCCTTTGGCGATATACCTCAATGTCTTCGGCGTCGGCTCCTGTGGTCACTTGAGAGTCAACTGAAACCTCCCGGGCGATGTCGGCGATGGGGTTGGCGAATTGTAGGGTTTGACCGGCTGTCAGGTTGCCTTGAGTGCCTGACCCGTCCCCGCCGTCTGGATCGGCAACGGCTCTAACCGTAGCCTGAACCGTCGAGGCAGAAAGGGCGACTGATCCAATGGTGACATAGGTGATTCCGTTGGTGTCTCCAATTAGTTGCGTCCCACTAGCAAGGGTTCCACCTGTGGTGATGACGTCAATGTCAATGAGAAGTTCAGCTTGTGTTGCCCGGGTTGGAAGTCCAGCCCCGACCAGTTCACCCCAGAACTCCAATGGGACAACCGTTGTGCCGTTGACCTCGGTCTCGTCTGGGCTTGCTGTGGCAACGAAGACTTGAAGGAAAATAAACCCTGCGTACTTATACAATAGCACAAAGATGGATGCCAGAACTTTCGCCAGCACCCTGAGAAACGACTTCGGTAGCAAAGGAATAGTCTGGGCCAGAGAGGCCTCAAGGTTCGCAATTATCTGGTCATTGATGTCGCTGATTGTTGGGGTTGTGAGGCTCAAACTGATGCCCTCCAGTTTTCGGTAAATTCAAAGCTCTCTTCGTTTCCTTCGGCCTTGATGTCAATTATAAGCTTGACTCGACTGGGGCCAACAAAGGAGGCTAAAACATCCACAGAAGAAGCAACTTTCTTGGATATGAACCATTGAAGATCAAGTTTTGCCGCTTCCTCGATCCTGCGAAGGTTAGCGGGGATGCTAGGGATTGAACTCAAAAGATTAGCCGTTCGGCTTCGGCATTTCAACTCGGCGTCATCCTCAAGCCAATTACCCCACCACTGAAAAGGGTTGTCTTGGCTCCCGTCGTCGTTTTCATCACCACCGAAAAGAGAGATGTAGGCGGCTGTCTCCAATCCATGAGACATTTCTACCACCCCGGCATCGATAAAGATGTCTCCATCGTCGTTGCTTTGAACTAATTTGACGTCGCTCATTAAATCGGCCCCGTGGTCGGCCCTCCATCCGGACCAGATACATGTTGATGAGTCCCAAGCTCAATGGTCCCATCGAATACGGTATCTCCTGTTATTGTTCCAGTCGCTGTCATGTCAGCACATTCGATGTCACCTGTGGTCGTGATGTTTCCTGTCATGTTGATATTGCCTGATGTGTCGATCTCTATGTCATCGTTTATCGTTATGTCACCTGCATCGACAATATCAATTGAGCCGTTTGCATTGCTGACTTTAATCTGACCATCTGAAAAAATCTTGATAGTTCCGTTCGCATTCTTGGCCTCGATCACACCGTTTTTTTTAAGATAGACCTCTGCCTTAATTGCCCCGGCTGAGTCTCTTGAATAGATTCTCTTTTCGCCAGGTCCTGATACATGAGCGTTGAGTGGGTCGGCGTATCCAACAACCCCCACGGATCCAGTCCGTAGGAACTCCAAGAGGATGGCGTAATCGGTACCAAGTGGCTGTGCGTCGTCCCCAACTGGCTGGAAGACCTCGGCTGTCAGGTTGGCACCTCCTCCAGGGTCAACAACTGCCTCATTGACTTTTGCCCCGACCGAGTTTTCGCCCCTCAGGAACTGTTTGACTCTTGCGATCATTCCCATGGGAGAACCTCCGGGGCTGTCTCGGAAAACGAACTTGGCAAAACGAGTTGAAGCGTTGCCGTATCTGACCTGCTTGTCTGCTCAAAGGTGGCAGACCGGATCAAGAACTTGGTTGGGCGGTAGATCATGGCCGAAGGGTATTCAATCTCGATAAAGGTGTTTGGCTCCCATCGAGCCCCGGACTCATCCCTCCACGTTGAGATGTTGGCGGTGTATGAGACAACGTTCCCGAACATGCGCCCAAGGGCGGCATCTGAGGCCTGCTGAGAGTCAACGCCTTGGCTGTCAACGGACTTAAAGACGAATGGCCTAAAACCATCGAATCTTTTATTCTTTGCTGGTAGGGCTTGACCGTCCTTTCCAGTGGAGGTCGGAGAAATGGCGGTTATCTCTGAAAAATACTGCTGAGGGGAGAATGAAGCCTCGATTGATTGAATCAAAGGATTGCCCTCTTTGAGCCTCGCCACGTTCGGCCCGTCGGTTTTTCCCTTCCAGAAAACTAGGTCCCCGTCGGCGTCGCTGGACATCACGAAGCCCCTCTGCTTTGCGAGCGTGACCAGAAAGTCGAATACCTTGGCCGCTGGCTCGATTGCGACCCGGTCGAACTTCACCCCCGGGTCTTCAAGAAATGAATAGCCCAGCCCGAAGGGGGCAAGGACAGAAGATGCTATCCCCGTCAGCTTCTGGTTGCTGATCTCATTCTTGGGGAATGACCCGGGCGGCAAAGTGCAATCCTGAAGAACTCCCGATTTGCTGTAGCATGAGATTAAAACGAATCGCCTATCGGGCTGATTGACCGGAGACACGCCAACTAGAGTACCGCTGAAGGCAAGGCCACCACCTATCTTAAGTTCGACGTCTTTGAATGACAGGGGCCTGAACATCTCCCTGAATTCAGCATATTCCGGGTCGAATGGGGCTTGAAAGGTGATTCCATCTATGGCGTCAAGGCTCCTGGTAAATGCAAGCGATTCCCAGAACTGAAACTCTTTCCCGTCTATCGAGAGGGATACATTGTTCGTGCCGTCGTCTTCTACTGATTGCTTGACATTTGGAGAGAATGCCGATTCAGTTTTTGATGACTGGGCTCCTGGGTCAGCCTGTCTGTCTGGAATAATGAGCGTGACCCCAATCGGGATCGTCTCTCTATCCTTGAAAGTGCCATTCGCCGACCGGATTAAATCAGCGTGTTCAGGCGTTCCATAGGCTCGAGTCGATAAGGACTCAAATGTGTTCGATTGGGCGTCGATCTCAACTATAGTAGATGACACGCCGACCTGCTGGAATTTCGTCGTATATTTCTGAGCCTGTAAAGGCGTTTGTGTTTATGAAAAAGTCGAGTGTCTCATTGTCAACCTTCCCATAAAATTCAAAGCAAAGATCTAGGACTGATCTAGCTGAGCTTAGAATCAGCGCCTTTTCCTGATCTAGGCTGAATGATGCTGAAATTAGATAACGCTGAACCGAGCTATAAGCGTCCAATGTTGCCTGATATCCTGCCCCTGAGTCGATATCCGATAAAGTGTCCAGATGTTCCTCTCGCCATGCTGTCCAACTATCAAACTGGGTCGCTATGCTGTCGGCTATTTCAATAGCATATGTCCTTGTTTGTAGGTCTGCCGATAATGCAGACAATATCGAAGCATTCATGAATGATGTCGTGAGCAGGTCATTCAAAGAAAAATCATTGATGTTGTCAACGGCATTGAATAGCTGAGAGCTCAAGTTTTGAAAAGCGACTACCTGCGAAGATATGTTTTTTTTGACATTGGAAGGGATCTGTGACAGTTTGATGGTCTGCAATGCCAAGGTCTTTGGATTCGTGGCTAGTGAATCAACACTTGTGAGGATGCTCTGAGCCGTCGCGCTGAAGGCCCTCTGAGTCGATGTTGCCTTGTCTGCGATTGGTTTTAGGGTTGAGTTGATGGCATTGATTGATGCCGTGAATTTCTGCTTGAATGATGTCGCTGATCCAGGTGCAGATAAATCGAGCTTAGAATTGAAATCATTGGCACTGGCTTCGTTTGCCGCGTCAACCTTCAGCTTTGATTCCCCTTTCGCGTCTTCTTTTCTGGTCGGATAATTGGTCTCGATGGTTTCCCAAAACTCGACCTCAAAAACGGCCTGTCCTGCTCCAGTGACTAGATCGTCCCGCCTTGTGACAGGGCCGAAAGGGACAACTCTAATGTTGCCGTATAGTGGGTGCTCAAGTGTTCCTAACCCTCGCTCTTGTAGGGCTTCCTCAAAGGCATTGGCTTGTGTGTCGTAGTTGTCGCCATGAATGAAGACCCGAAGCGGATACCTGCGACCGGTTCGGCCGAGATCCTGGACAAGTGTACCATCAACATTAGGGAACTCAAAAGCCCCTGTCTTTTTTTCAAAAGATTTGCTTACATTCTCATAGGAAAACTCGATCCTAGTTGGCTTTGGAGAAACATAGGCGGCCTTCTGGATTCTGTCTTGCCAAGCCATTATCTTCCGCTCTGAATGAACTGAATTCCTGCTGTTGGTGCATCAGAATATGCGCTCATACCAGGAGGAAGTCTTAGGGTCACCTCTTGACGGTTGACTGTTTCTTGTCGGGTGGTTGTCGATTGCTCGCTTGGTGGTGGAGTTGATGATTGTTGTTGTGGTCCAACACCCATCCACTGGAGAAGCCTTACGATTGGATCTTTCTTGGCGACAACAGATGCTTTGCGTGATGCCTCATCTAGTCTCTGCTGATTTATACTTTTCATGATGACTTTTCCATGAGCATCAATACCAACAGGTTTTGGCTTACTGTTCTCTATTCCACGTCCAATTGATCTCCCGATTGCCGTTAATGGTTTGAATATGATCATCATGTCACTAACTGCGTTCTTGATGTCTATTGCGTAATAGTACACGTTTTTGAATGTATCACTGAACAATTTCAGTCCCTTCTTCACATCATCATTGCTGAGATTCTTGAAAAAATCCTCAGTCTTTTTGATGGCTGGTGCCATCTCTTGCCCTACCATTTCCACAAAATTATTGATCTGCACCTTGTTGTTTTCAATGACATCACCTATGCGCTGCATTACTCCGGCCAATCCACCGCCAAGACGTCCAGATATTTGAGAAGCCAATGTCACGAAGGCCGCATTTAACCTATTCAGCTGAGCCGTGAACATTCGCGCACCACGTCGGCCTTCATCTGTCTTGAAATTTAACTTCTCTTGAGCCTCAAGAATTTTTGCAACATTCGGCCCTGCTTGTCTCAACACACCGAGGATTTTATTTCCCTCACCTGAAAATAGAGAGTCTAGAGCGAAGGCCGCGTCTTGGATATTCTTCATCTGAAGGGCAGCGTCAACAATGACCTTGAACTGATCCTCCGGTTTTAGCTTTTTGATGTTCGCGAATTCAAGACCCAAGACTTTCATTGTGTCTTTGACCGCAGCCATCTCCTCAATGGTCCCAGATTCACCTAGTTTATTGTTCATTTCTTCGATGAGGTCTATCACGTTGTCAAATTCAAAACCAGCCGGCTTGATTGCCCTTGCTAAAGCATCGACTGTCTTGACTGATACCCCTACCGAATTAGCCAAAACCTCAGATTGTGCGGATGCCTTGTTCATAAATGTCATGGCGATACCACCGCCAAGGCTCAAAGCTGTTCCGATCTGTCCAACTCTCTTGACCATGCCAGCCATTCCGAAGACTAGCTTGTCGGTCACTCTCGCTATACCCATCATGCCACGCTTGGCCCGCCGTGAGAATCTACCTACCCTCCCCTCCATGCGCTGAAGGGGCAAAGACATCTTGTCGATTGCCGAGAATACAGTCTCGACGCTGAACCGCCTAGCCATTCTTTGATTCTATCGCCATCCTCTGATTATCCATTATTTTAGGCGCAATCCCGTCAAAAAAGAACAATATTTGACGATGTGTCAAAGTCCTGAAGTCTGGAAGGCTTTGATATTGCATCACGATTTGACGGATCATATACCCATATACAGGCTCACGCCTATGACGAGATATACCATCCATGTCTGGTATCCTGCCCATCTCCCCGTTTATTGGAAGTAGGGAGGAGACTATCCCAAAAAAAGATTAACCACCTTCTGGAAAATCTTTTTGTCTCTCGGGTCAACCTTGGAATAGTGCCTCTCTGGAACTTCGCACCCCTCTGCAATGATAGCTCCCATTTTATGGGCTCCTTTCTCGCCTGCGTGGCGGTCAGTAACGATCATGTCGAGACGGGAAACATCAAGTTCAAGATGATCTGAGGACGTGATTTTATCGCTGAACTTCAGATTGATTCTGAGTTTTGAAGCATCCTCAAGAACTTCAATCCTTTGGTCCTCGATGTAGACAATCAAGTCTACTCGCATCCTTTCAAAGTCCTGAGCGTCGTCCAGGCTCATCCGTGATGTGTCAGTGAAAATATCCCAAGCCTCACAGAATCGCTCGAACTCTTGCTCTGCGATATCAGTTGGGACAACTTGGGCCTTTGCTGGCTTTGCTTTTGGTTTTGTTTCTTCTGACATGATTATCTCCGGTGTCGTGAAAAGAGATTGATTTGGTCGGGGTGCTGGCTAGCAAGAGAACCCGCTAACCATGAGGCCACGACACCGCACCCCGGTGATGTCGTGTGTTTAGTTATTGTGCTGAGAGCTTGCCCCCACCAGACAGGTCGAGGCTGAGGGATGCCCCGCTTGTGCTCTTTGATGGTTCTCCTATGATTTGACCAACACCCTGATAGATAGATCCTGAAGTGTAGACCAGAGCAACGGGAAAATCCTCGTTTCCGTCGGCTAAGTCTTGGATGAATTCGTGATCGCCCCTGCTGTCGTCGATTTCGACGCCAATGCCAGTCACTGACCATGGCACACGGGTTTTTATTGTTCTAGCTGTCCCGTCACCATTGGCTTGCTTTTCGTTATTGAAGCCACCAAGGTTCACATTGGCATCACTATCAGCCGTCACAGCAAAACTGCGACTATTCAGGCTGATACTTTCGATTGGTCCTCCGACTGCTGGCATTGGTTTACCTCACTCTGTCCGGTTGAAAATTGTTGGTTTTGGCCCTGTTCTCTTTTGCCGTCAGGACTTGAAGGTGGGGGGGAACATGAAGCCCATACACGTTTTTCCATCTAATTGGAAGGAAGATGTTCACTAGGCTACGACTGGGGCTACCCCAAAATAGAAGCCCCATTCTAGGTCAACGGAAATGATATTCGTGTTTCCACTCAGCTGGATGGTTGTTGCAATGTCCAGCCTCTTGGGGTTCGAGCTGTTGATGGCCGCAACGACATTTTTCTTTGCTGTTTCGGGGTCGCTGATGATGGCATTCAGTGCCAAGCTGTCGATCATTTGAGCAACGGCGCTTTTTGCCATGAAAGGTTTCTTGGCGTTGCGGTTCGTGGTCGCTTGGTCGTCAGGGATCAAAGGCGCTCCGTCCCATTCAGGCTGAACAAAGATCAGGTCGAGGTTGAAGATGATGTTGGCAATCTTCATGAAGTCACAAACATACCGATATGCAGGAGGGGTTTCACCGGAGGGATGATAAAACGTCACTGTATCAGAAAGATTCATCACTCCATCCTTGACCTGAGTAGTCGATAATCCGAGCTTCACCGCTGCATCTCGTTGAGAGTAGAGCCATTGCTCAGCGTCGGTCCCTGGTGTGAGTCCTGATAGGTTTGTTGATCCATAGTCCATGGCTGGATCGTTCTGGGCGATGACTGCCACCCTTGCCACCGCGCGCGATCTTAACGTTTGTCCGGTCAGTCTTCCTTGCGTCGGGAACGGTCCCCGCTGTGGCGACGGTAGTTTCATTGTCGCCATGAAATGCAACGAAAGGCTTTCGAGTCAAGGCTCCCCAGCGTCCTTCATTGACAGTTGACAGGGCGTCAATAGTGGTCGTGTCTCCACCCTCAAAGCAATTGACCACAAGAGTGTACCAAACATCGCCAAATTGATCCGTTGCTGTGGACGTGGATGGATTTGTCGCGCCACTGGTCGGCTGTACGATTGAGTAAGAGCTACCCAAGGTTGTGTCTCCGACGATCTCGACGACAATGTCGTTACCAGTCGCGCCCTTCCATTTTGCTTCAATTCCGACTTCGGTAGTGTTGTCGGTGGCAATGATCGGCATGTCAACAACGGAATTGATGGCAGCTGTGATGGAGTCACACATGTCCGCGACTGAAGCACCGACGGCAACAGTGAAGGCCGTTGAAAGAATGTTGTTAACCTTGATTTGATAGTTTGCAGCCGTCGTCTGTGATCCGCTTGGAGTGATAGTTCCCGAAGCGGCAACACCGGACCCATCGTCTTTGAGTGGGAAAACTGTGACAGGAATTGACCCTACTCCATCACCATTGACAGGGAGTAGCTGCTTGCAAGCAAGGTGCAGTGGTGAACCGAAGCCGTATTCTTCTCCGACCTCTTGGGCCGTGAAGACTTGGGCCTTCGTTGTGTCGTATGATGCGTTCTGCGCTGTGGTGCCTTGGCCGATGACGGCGATTCGCTGAGGCAGTAGAGTGATACCGGTCTTTAGGTTCACAAACTCGGTCTTGATTCCGACGACTCTGGCGACTGCGCTTGCGTCAACTGCTGTGGATATGGTCATTTTTCGGTCCTATGGCAAAGGGTATTCATAGTCAGCATTGAGGATGACTTTTCCGTCTTGTTTTCTGGATACCTTGTTTGAGACAAGTTCTAGAGATTCACCCTCATATTCTGGCCCTAACTCAGAATATTCAACTGCAAGCGACAATCTGCAAGCAGACACATTCTGAACATACAACCCATCTTGCTGTGGCTGGAACACTGTCTTTGATTGGATTATGCGACGCCATACAGTCCCACGCAAGCCTAGATATTGATAGATGCTTGCCTCAATGATGTTCCTGACCAGTCGCGCGACACGTTGCGTCTCAATAGCTGCGGCCTCATCACCTAAAATCTGACCTCCTGAGTCAACATCTTCTGAGACACCTAGGCCATAAATATCAATGTTGTAGGTCCCAGTGTAGCCCCTGCGCTCGACTGAATTTGATCTCTGTTCGTCAAGATTATCGCCATTGAACCACACCGAAACAATAGGCGTTGAATCGACTCCTTCGATGAATTGCTCCCAAGGATTCGACCTCTCAAGATAGACGTTGAATTTCCAATCGTCTGGGTCTTTGCTTGCTGCAGTGGCTAGTGCTTGCTGTGATGCTGTTTCAATCGCAAGGATGGCCGCGATCTGATCTCGGATTATCTCGCAATTATCCTTTTTGTCGATGAGGTCTTGAATAGCCATTAAGTGATTGCCTCAAGCGTCATAGCCAAATTACCAATTGCCCTATCAGGTTCTGACCTGACAACCTTGAATGTGTAGGAATTGCCATCGATATCGTCGAATGTGACCTTCCATGGCTTAGCTGTATTATCGGCTATTGCCTTTGGATTTGTCGTGATTCCTGATGCCCTAATGGCCTGATAAGATACTGAGCACGTCGCTAGACGACCAGTGATAGACACTCCGGTGTCTGGATCAATTAAGGCAGAGATATCCGAAGAAAAACCCTTTAGGGCATGAGTTGTCCCAGCTGGGTCTGTGATAGTGATATCCCAAGAAAAACCGCCTACATCGTCCTGCATGATGTAGTTTAGGTCAGCTGATGCCAGGTCACGAAGACCCATGCTATACCTTTCTGATCTGGCCTTTGGCGATCAGTTCTTTTTTAAAATCTTCAGGTAGATGAACGTCTGGGGTTTTGCTTGTGTATTTCCTGCCATTGTGATAGATGGCTACACCTTCCTCTAGCTGTAGTAGCCCTTCAACTTCCTCTATCTGTAGTGGCTCTTCCGAAACTTCGTGGTATTTCGATAGCATAAGCTCAAGGTCAGAAACTGTCAGAGCCTCAAGATCCTCTTGGACCTGAGATGGATCAGCGTCAAGAATGGTCTGGATTAGATCAGCCTTCAACACTTTTCACAATTCCTTTTTTCATGAGTCGAGAAATAGACTCTTCTGAAAGATCGACAACTTCACCAGGCCCAAGAATTGAGCCCTTCACAGAAAGGCTTTTTCCTTCAGCCACGACAAGCTTTTGAATAACTTCTTCAACTACAGTCTCTTCAACTTCTTCAGGCATTTCCTCAACGTCATGGACTTCAGTATCTTCTTGCTGATCGTTAATCGACTCGATATAAGCAGTCAAATCCTTCACTGTCATCTCCCATAGATCCTCAGCCGATTGACTGGGATCTAGGGCGATGATGGTTTCGATGAGTTCGGACTTCCTCACGGAATTAGATTCCGGTATCGAGGCAGCCGAAAGTGTCGATGGCAGTCGGCACCAGAAGGGGCCTCATGCTGGCTTGAACGAACAGGTGTTCACGGTTTTCAGTGACCCAAGAGTTCATATTGATGTCACGGCCTCCTGGAGTTGCGATGCGGTCAGGTAGACCCATCAAGGCGGGTTCACCTGGAAAAAGTGGCACACCACCAAAAAAGGCATCCAAACGGCCACCGGATGACATGATAATAACCTTGTCGTCACCGATGAAGCGGGTTGATGCTCCACCATTGGGAGCGGAATATCGTCCAGCGTATGTCCACACATCCAAGCGGTGATCACCGAAGTCCAAGGTCCCGCGATACTTGCCACCACGTCCCATGGGGTCATTCATCGGTGAGATGTTGCCCATGTCGAGGCGTCGGGTATCGAGACGGCTTTGAATGTCGCTGTCTTGGGCCATGGCCTCAAAAGATCCTGACCCCATGATCATCAAGTCAGGATCGGCAAGCCCATCTTCGCGGATAACATCACACAACGAGATGATATTGTCGGCAATCGTTGGACTGGCTTGATCCCATGCGGTTCCGGCTGTCGGGAAGTGGGTTGCCTTGGGCTGATAGTCAATGGTGAAACGCTGGGCTCCGTCTTCGTCGGTCAGGGTCGCGGTTCCAGTCGTGAGCACCAATGACGCTTGAAGCTCAAGGGCGCGAGCATAGATTGACTCAAGCTTGCGAACACCACGAAAAGCCTCTCTGAGTGCCTTGGACATGAAGTCTGCGTTCTCGAAAGGATTCTCGCCAGCACGACGTTCAAGGAGTTTGTAGGCGTTCAGTGCGAACTTATCCTTGTAGACGGGGGGCTTGAAGGATTTGTTGGTGTAGCTGTCGAGGGTCAGAATGTTCGCCCCAGTTGAGATATCTCGGACAGGGATCGCAACGTCTTCACCAGAACGCTGAACGTCGAACTCGATTTCTTCAGAATTGAAGAAGTTTTCTTCAGGGCTCTGAAAGAAGCCAGAAAGGAAAAGGTTTGGTTCACGGTCCTGCTCATAAAGAGAGACCATGTGTTTTGATACTGCGTTGCTCACTGGCTATTCCTCAAGAATTGTCGAGATCGGAAAGGTCGCGGGAATCAAGTACATTGATCCCAAAGTTTCTGAGTTGGTCACGGACTGACTGATCAACATTTGTGTTGTCTCCGTCGGCGTCGATCACCAGCTTGTCGAATCGGACGTCGCCAGCGATAAGTGCGTCGATTGCAACGTCACCCGCGCCAGTGGCGGTCACGTCGTAGGTCAGGACTGCCTTTGGCACTCCTGCGCCAGCAACGCCATCGGTGGCGAATGGAACGAACTTGTCATTGGCAACAACGGCAGCTGAGAATGTGTCGCCAGCGGCAAAGTCTGTGGTGTCGTCAGTGACAACGAAAGTGATCCCATCGACAACAAAGTTTGTGACCAGTCCAGCACCGACTCTGAGAGTCAGGTTATCGGCAACGATGTCGCCCTTGGGCCCAGTAACTTTGAACACACCGCCATTCGTCACGGCAAAGGTGCATTCAAGAACATAGGCACCGACTGCGGGCACTTCCTCAACGCCAGTCACACTTGCGGTAACTGTTCCGTTGCCAGTGTTTCCGACTCCTGGGGTCACAGTGATGGCTGTCGCCACCTCTTGCGAGGCAAGGATGGTCCCAGCAACAAAGGTATCAGCGCCAGCGAAGGTCAAAACCTTGTTGCGCTGAAAACGGCCGCCTTCGAGTTCTACGGCTCCGTTGTTGATGTCAGTGATTATGGGGTCAGCCATCTTACTTTCTCACTCCGGGAAGTTTTGCGAGGATTTGAGCCTCCAATTCAGTTGGGCCTTCTGACCCACCAGTGGCGGCGGTTTGAGTTGCGTTGTCTTGGTCGTCTTCGAGACGGGCCTGAGCAGTTTGAGCGTTGAGCTTGGCAGAGAGATAGGCGGCTTGTGTTTCGTCGTCAGAAACAGCCTTGCCTTCAGAGATGGCCTTAGCGGCGATATCCATTGATCCTGAAGATTCGCCAAGAGTCAGATGAGCCTTGACTCGGCTGCGCTCTTTTTTAGCTCCCTCAGCTACCCCAATTTGAACGGCCTGAGCGTATAGCTCTGGGTGGTCGGCCTTGAGTTCTTCAAGATTCAAAGTGCTGTCTCCAATGCTTTGCGGTTCATGTTCATCAATGTTAGC